GTATTGCCAGCTATCTGAATTTTGGACGTTGTACGCTTTGAGAGACGGTGCAATTGCACACCTGTTTCTTGTGTCTATAAACTCAATAGGTGAATGGTCTACACCCTCAAACGGAGGATAGTAGACTCCACTAAGCAAAGCGTTGCTGTGAGTGTGTGGTGGGTGGTCTTCATGCTGCTTGTTTACGTTGTACCACATTGAACTGAGGTACAAATTGCAATCCCAGTTCATGTAGTCTGCATATGTTTTTGACAGCCGAAGCACTGCGTCCATAAGGGGTTTAAACTCTACCCTTAGATGAATGTTTGATTGGCTGTGCCGATGCTCTAAGTCAATATGTTCTAAAAGAGCATCAGCGTTTTCAAGTAGGTCGTTCTCCCGCAAAATAGTGGTCGGGAAAAGTGCGTCAATCATCATCCAGAATAAGCCTCCCAGTTTTGAATGGCTTCATTCCAAACGTAATTTGTTGAAGTGTCTGTCGGCTTAGTAACAGGAGCCACCCAAGCAACGGATGAAGCATCCCATAACCAAGACGGAAAGGGTTTTAGAGGCTTAAAAATGTCAAGGTCAGGATCATAAGACCCACCTATGACAGCGTAAGAGCCTCTAAAAGAGCCGTTGTAACTTGTTTGCTTCCATGTTCCAGCGAACAAACCGTTTAAGAAAGCAATGCCAACTGCTTCACTTTCATTGCCATCACTGTCAAGTAACTCTGAGTTTTCAACTTTGATAACGTCAAGCACTGTATTGTTTTCGTCTAGTTTTGCAAAATGTGCCATATTTGTTCCTCTATATTGTCACTGAACCGGCACCAGTGAATGAGTAGATGTAATACGACCCAGACTGCGTAACGGATGGACTTCCGGAGGTCGAAGCCGCTTGTTGGCCTACACGAATAATGGCTCTTCCAGAGCCGCCATTTCCGGCATTGGTGTTAGCGTCTGCTCCACCAGCACCACCACCGTAGCCAGAAGGTGCGCTGCTTTTCCATGACGCTCCATTAGTTCCCGGTGTTGAGTAAGGGTCAGCACCACCACCGCCAAAATATTGACTGAGATAGGCATCTTGAGTTGCTGGGCCACCAAAGTTACTTCCGGCATTACCAGCAGAACCAGCACCAGCACCACCAGCGGCTGCACCAGATGTCGCTGCACCACTGTAATCAGCGTTGCTTCCACCGGCTGGTGAGGAATGAGGGTCTCCGTTACCGCCTGTTGCCGATAAGGAAATTGGTCCGCCAGAAATAGTTGTAGTGCCACCAGTGCCACCAGTTGAGGTTCCGGCTGCGCTACCACCTCCGCCAATAGACACAGAAATTGTTGTTCCGGGGGTCATTTTGGCAGCACTGCTTGTTTGTCGTACTGTACCACCAGCACCACCGCCCCCATAGTAAGCACCCGGCAAGCCTCGTGAGCCACCCCCGCCACCACCAGCGGCAAAGGCATCAACAAACACAGGAACCGACAACTCAGAGGTTTCATACCAATCTGTGCCGTCATAAACCTTTATGACTTCGTCTGCTGTGTTGTAATATGCGTCTCCAGCAGATGGGCTAGACGGATTGGTGGTTGCGAGTGCGTATGTAACGCCAGAGGATGCTGGAAGGTTAGTTAGCCCAGAGCCATCGCCTGTGACTGCCGTTGCAGCTAATGTTCCGGTGACTGTTACGCCAGACGATGAGGTTTCTAGTTTCTTTGCCCCATTATGGTAAAGGTCAACTGCACCGGTGGAGTAGGTTCTTATCAAATCAGAGTTAGATGCGTTTCTAAGGTAGAAATTACCGTTTGAACTGAAAAGCAAATCGTGGCCTGAGGCTTGAAACTGGGTAGTGCCACCTGCGGTAGCAGAAATCGTACAGCCGCCGTTTGTAGTTCCGATCTTTAGGGACGTGTTGTTATACAATTGTAAAGCATTGGCTGATCTGTCCCAAAGCATATCATATCCAGTAGTCGCACCTTTGAAAATAACATCGCCACCGTTACCCTGACTGCTACTAAAATTTATGTCACCAAGAATGTGGATGGGTGATGTATTACCACTCTGAATGTAGTTTACGCCACCCGAGTGTCTGATTTGTAGGTCGTTACTATTTCCCCAATAAGAGTACAAGCCATCGCCGCGAGATACGTTACCTGTGAACGCACCGCCAGCCAGAGGCATTTTGGTACTATCAGCTTGGGCTGGAAGGTTAGTTAAGTTTGCACCTGATATGGCTGGAAGGGTCGCTGGGAAACGTGCGTCAGGCAGTGTTCCAGAGGTCAAGTCAGATGCAGAAGTCGTTGCTGTGACTGTCTCAGTTGCTGTTGCTAGGCCAGTAACGTGACCGTAAGTGTCGAGCGTTATGTCTTGGATGTAAGTCCGACCAGAGTTGTTACTGCTAGCTTGGCTGGATGTGTCGCTGTGGCTGAATGTTGTGCCAGATAGGTTCAAGCCTGAACCAGCAGAATAGGTCGTGTCTGTGTCTGTAACTGTCGTTGCAATAGTGCCGTTCGCAGCAATAGTGATGCCTGTTCCAGCGGTCAAGCTGGCTACTACATTAGCCGTATCTGTAACATCAGCACTAGCCTCGATACCGTCTAACTTCGCGCCGTCAGCGCCTACATCTCTACCGTCAAAACTTTGACCGGATGCAAAACTAATATTGCCAGTCATCGTTCCACCAGCAAGTGGTAGCTTGGTTGCAATGCTGTTTGTAACTGTAGTGCTAAAGTTAGCATCATCACCAAGAGCCGCAGCTAGTTCGTTTAGAGTATTAAGTGCAGCAGGTGAACTATCGACCAAGTTAGATACGGCTGTGTCGGTATAGCTTGTGTAGTACGAGCCTTGCTGACCATCGAGCAAGTCAGCATCCAAACCTGACCCAGAGCCATCGACTGTCTTTACAGCAACAAGTATTTCACTAGCTGTTTGGTCAGCCGTAGCAGAGGTTTCGATACCGTTAAGTTTTGTCTGAAGAGCATCTGTGAAGGCATTGGTATTGCTGTTATTTTCGTAAGCAGCTTTGATTTCAGCGTTGCTTTGGTCTGCTGTTGCACTGGCCTCAATTGCGTTAAGCTTAGATTTGTCAGAGGCTGACATAAGACCAGCCGCACTTGTCGTTGCTGCTGAGTAAGTTGTGTTTGTGTCTGTGCTTGAAACCGTAAGTGTATTGTTCGCCGTATTGTAAGCAACGCTTGATGCACCTGACCCAGCGAATGTCAGTGTATTGGTCGAAGCAATGTTCTCTGAATTTGAGCCATCTGAGACAGTCCAACCTGTGTACCCTGCTGGAAGCCCAGTCAATAAGCTACCGTTAACTGCTGGAAGCCTTCCTGAACCATCGAGGACGATTGCATTGCCAGCACTTGTTCCCGTGTTCAAAACGGCTGCTGTACCCAGCCCAAGATTACTGCGAGCACTGGATACACTTGATACGTCAGAAAGATTGTTGCTGTTGATCAAAGCTCCACCAGCTGAAGCATAGGCTGCAACCCAGCTTGAGCCATCGTAGACTTTCATCAAGCTGTTTGTGTCATCCCAAAACAATGCGCCTGTCAGAAGAGCATTGCCGTCATTGTCTGTCGTTGGATTTCCACCACTGGTGTTCTTTGAGCCTAAATATCTGTCGTCAAATTGGTCATAGCTTGAAGCCGCTTGATTTGCGCTGCTTGCCGCACTAATCGCGCTGGCGGCTGCATTGGTTTGGCTGTTTGACGCTGCTGAAGCGGAGTTAGCCGCATTAGTCGCCTGAGTGCTTGCTGTAGATGCACTGGTGGCTGCGTTGCTTGCTTGGGTCGATGCTGTTGAAGCACTGTTTGAGGCGTTGGTTGCACTTGTAGCTGCTGCTGTTTCTGAGGCTGCAGCTGCTGTTTCGGAAGCTGCAGCTGCTGCTGCATCACTTGCAACACCTGACTCACTTGCAGCAGCGTTGCTTGCGCTTGTAGAAGCTGCCGAAGCTGAATTACTAGCGTTTGTTGCGCTTGTTGCCGCTGAAGAGGCTGAATTAGATGCATTAGTAGCTTGAGTGCTGGCTGTTGAAGCACTTGTGGCTGCATTTGTTTCAGAAGTTGCAGCATTGCTTGCGCTGGTTGATGCTGCTGAAGCTGAGTTAGACGCATTAGTTGCTGATGTTGCTCCAGCTGTTGCGCTATTTGCTGCTGCTGTGGCTGAATTACTGGCGTTGGTCTCTGCAGTTTCAGCATTAGTCTCAGCAGTTTCTGCAGCGGTTTTTGCGGTATTAGCACTGGATGCACTGGTTGAAGCAGATGTAGCACTATTTGAGGCGTTAGTCGCCTGAGTGCTTGCTGTTGAAGCACTTGTGGCTGCATTGGTTTCAGACGTAGCTGCATTAGTTTCGCTTGTAGAAGCTGCCGAAGCTGAATTAGAGGCATTAGTTGCTGAAGTTGCGCTGGCTGTTGCGCTGTTTGCCGCCGCTGTAGCTGAGTTAGCTGCATTTGTTTCAGCAGTTTCAGCGTTAGTTTCCGCTGTTTCTGCTGCTGTTTTTGCATTGGTTGCTGCAGTAGCTGATGCAGCTGATGCAGTGACATCCAGACCAGTTTGCACACGGTCAGCAGCAGTTTGTGCAGCATCTGAAGCAATAGAAGAAGCAGAATTGGCTGCTGCGGTGGCTGATGATGCGCTAGCATTTTGGCTAACCAACGCGGCTGCTGCTGATGTAGACGCAGCATTTTGACTTGATGTCGCTGAAGTAGCCGAAGCTGCTGATGCAGTAACATCCTGTCCGGTCTGAACACGGTCTGCTGCTGTTGCTATTTTGTCGGCTGCAACTTGTGCCGCATCTGTTGCCACTTGCGAAGCGTCACTTGCGGCTGCGTTTTCACTGACCAAAGCTGCTGCTGCTGAAGCTGCGGCTGCTGTTCGATCAGAGCCTGTCTGTACCCTGTCGGCAGCTGTCTGAGTAGCGTCTGTAGAAACTTGTGCTGCATCGCTTGCTGCGGCAGCGGCTGAATTGCTTGCCGCTGTCCGGTCTAAGCCTGTTTGGACACGGTCGGCAGCGGTTGCCGCTGCATCGGATGCCGTGCCAGCACTAGAAGCAGCTGACGCTGCGGCAGCGTTCTCGCTGACCAAAGCGGCTGCGGCAGAAACTGCGGCTGCGTTCTTACTTGCAAGTGCCGATGCCGCTGACGCAGCGCTATTGGTTTCTGAAGTAGCCGAATTAGTGGCAGAAGTTGCTGCTGCATCGACTGATGCTTGAATTGTGTCTTGGACTTCAGCAGTCGCACCTGTTGAGCCAAAAAAGCTAGTTTTTGCCATCTAATTTTTCCTGATTTTTTTAGTAGTCTTGGTAATTGTAAGATGGCTGTATGATTTGAGTACCGCCATTGGTCTCTTGATCATCGGCCATTTCTTGAAACTCGTTCAGCATTTGGTTGTATTTGAACTCGAACAACTCACCTCGTTCGTCGAGGTAATAGTCGCTTGCAAAGGTCAACCCTGCGTAAATGATCAAGTTGGAGGCAACTTGGGTCATTGCATTTTCGTCTGTTGAGTTCACCAAAGCTGGCATCTCAGCGTAATAATATAGAACCAATGTCCCACTGCTTGGCTGGGGGTATAGAAGTAATTCTGCCCCTTGCCTGGTGTAGAACATTGGATTCCCAGAATGGTTGCTTTCATTCAGTTCCCGGAACCGTTTCATTGGAACTCTTTGAAGTTCGTACTGATCAAAATACAAACTGATAGTTTCCAAAAAGTCTGCCGGGAGAGTGGTTGACGTTGTTGCTGTGGTTATCGTTACCGTTTGCACCTTTTCTTGCATCGGTGTTCTAAGGCTTCGCTGAATACGGGCGATACCGTCAGTTAGGAACTGCTCGGTAAGTGCAGTTGTAATATCCGATCGATTAAGCAAAGCGTCAAAATGCGTCTTTAGCTGCCCATAATTCATGGTCGTATTCCTCTACGCTTTAGTTCGCGGCTTTTTCGCCGTCTTTGCACTCTCGCGAAATGCAGTTGCCGTTGGCGCGTTTTTCGCACCTGGGGATCGCATCCGCTCGCCCGAACCAGCAGCAATTCTTGCTCGTTTCTTATGGATGTTTTTGTACAATCCTGGTTTTCCACTCATCTAAACCACCTTGTCTGTTGTGATGAACGCATCGAGGTTTTCTGCTCGAAGCCGACGCATCACCTCTCTGACGTCTGTATTTGGATCTGTGATGTCAAAACCATCCCTCTTCCATGCTTCAGCGACCGCGACCGGGATCGAGGCCACCTTCATGAACTCGCCTTCGCGTTGGTTCAGGCTGTTGTTTCGTTCGTCTTTCAGCGCGTCTAGGAACTTGGTTGAAATGTTTTGACTAGTCTTCATGAATAGCCCGTCAGCATCTGCACCAAAATCAGTGGTGGAGCCGACAAGATTTATGTCTTGATCGTTCAAGATAATCTCCTTGGATATTTAAGATTGTAGGACGTGAGGGGCGGCTCGTAAGGAGAGCAAACCGAGCCGTTGCTCCCCTCACTCCTAAAGCGTCACACTATTAGGTTAGTGCGTTAATCATGCCTGAACCTTTCTGGTTCATGTGCATCAATCCGTATTCTCCGACAACGAAATGTTTCTCGGAGTCGCCCGTCTTGGCCAACAGTGTGCGGCTGAACGGACGCAGGACGGCTGAACGCCACATTGACGGATCAAGCAAGAACGCATGGGTCGTCATTTGATGGCGGTTAAGCACAGTTTTGTAGCTTCCGAATGGGCCAACGTAGAGGTCAATCGCTGCTGTGAGCGTCTTGTTCTCATCGTTAAATGTCCGGTTGCGACCTGAGCTTGCCGTGAAGTTTGACACAATGATTGCGTCAGCTGGCTTGATCATGAAGATCGTTGGATCTGCACCCTCGTTGAAACATTTCTGGCCCAAGTTGAGCAGCATTGTTTCTGTCAGTGCAGCTGTACCACCGGCTTCGGTAGTAGCAGCATCGATCAGCTGGTCGCAGCTGTCCATCTCACGGGCTACAGGGCCGGAGTTGTTACCGGTGACCTGTGCGTTCGATGCACCGATCATGGCGTGTTCCAAATCTCTTTTGATTGATTTCAGCGCACGACCAAGGGCGTATGCGGTGTCTTTTGCACGTCCATAATGGCTAATTGCATCAGCCGAAGCACTCACCTGAAATGCCTCTGTCAGGATCTGAGTAGTCCCGCTATGCATTGTTGTTGGGGTCAACGCATTGATTGTTGCGTCTGCACCTTCAACCTTGGCGTTGGACGCCGGGCTGCGAAGCGCATCTGATTGGTATTGGTAAACACGGTTGTGTACCTTCTGCGATTTCATCATCGAGAAGAATGGCGTGTCAAAGGGTGTAATATCGGTAATGATGTCCGAGACATCTTCTTTTTTACCGATAGTTTCGTATGAGGTAAAGGTACTCATGGTATTGTATTCCTTCTTTTTTTGTTGGGATTATGCTTCCCAGCGTTTCAAGAAGACATTTGCAATATCATCTATGTCATTCCCACCATTGGCGCGAAGTTGAGCCAGCTGCTTTTCTACGTCAGATTTCTTTGCGTCTGCATCGTTTTGAGGTGCTTTCTTGGAGCGAAGTACCTTTTGCTTAGCTGCTAATTTCTTTTTCTTCACTGTACTTACCTTCTTTGCTTCGTCGTATAGTCGTGCCTTGTTGATCAGTGTGATCACTGCCGGATCGACGTACTGGTTCACGTCATTTTCTGGTAAGCCTTGTGCAATCGCATAATGACGAATGTCATTGTAAAGCGCATTGCTCCAATCGGGGATTTGCTCTTGAAGAACCTTCACACATTCTACTGCCGCTTTTTTCTGCAATTCAGCTTGTTGTGCTTTCAGTCCACCGTAAAAGCTGTCTGCTTCTTCGGTAAGGAATTGTAGGTTTTGGTAGGCGTCCTGAGCTTCTTTGCGAAGCGCAGTAAAGTCTTCCGTAGACATTTCCTTGGCTGCCACAAGCATATCGACTTTCTGGTATGGTTCGTAGCGTTCTTGAGCTTGTTTAACCAGCCTATCAAAGACAACCTGGCTTTTTGATATTGCGTCTTCAGCTTCTTTGCGCCGTTCCGCAGTTTCTTGAGACTTGCGAGTAAGAGATTTATCCATCCCGTAAAGACGCTTGAGATCCTTAATTGATGTCTGGTGCGCTTTACCATCGACCATGATTTCGACTTCAGTGTCGTCAGAAATTTCAACATTACTGTCGTCATCTTCTTCATCATCTGTAGTGTCATCATCGGTATCTTGGTCAGCCTCTTCATCAGAGTCGCCTTCGGTATCTTCTTCATCATCGGTGGTTTCTTCCTCATCATTCTCCAGGTCATCGTCTGTCGTCTCTTCTAATTCATCGTTGACTGGAGTTGCCTCTGGTGTGTCTTCAGATAGCTTTTCAGCGTCTTCCCAACGCGCCAAGATGGCGTCTTCCCAGTTACCGTCATTCAGTTCCTGGGTGTAGTCTTTCGAGGGTGTTTCTATGTTCTGGACGTCGTTCATGATGGTCCTTAATCCTCTTGATTGTTGTCATCGGCGTTTTCACTGGCTTCTATTTCCGTCTTAATTTGGACACGCTGTTGTAGTGTCCCGACGATATCGACTAGTGCGCGATAGTGGTGGTATGACCGCTCACGGGCTTCTGTTTCCTCTGGTTTCGAGTTAACAAAAGCCTGAAAAGCGGCATCCACAAGTTGGTTTACGGTCGAGTTGAAGGCTTCCGCAGCGAGAAGCTTTTCCGCTGCGATGCCCTGCTCGACCAACTTCATTTGTTGGTCTTCCATCTATTTCTCCTTGGTAATGGGGTATTAGCCCGTGGGACTCGCGATCCCACGAACATCAGTTGTTTGCTTTTGCAGTACATCCAATTCGGCTTCATCGATCCGTATCTTGTGGACGAGTTGAGCCTCTTTTAGATCCTGATTATCTGACTGCAGTGCATGGCTTGCTTGTGCCTTCATGCGATCGATCTCGATCTTGGCAGCTGCTAATTGTGCGTCTGTCTGGGCTTTCATTTCAGCCACAGCGACCTGACGCTCTTGTATTTCAAGCTGCTTCATAGCCATCTGCTGTTCCATCTGTTGTTGTGGATCAGGTTGCGGCGGTGGCAGCTGGTCTGGAGGTGTTAGGAACTCTTCGACGTTCAAAATGCCTTGATGCTCCAGAAT